GCAAATATCCTATCAGTCTACCTGACACAGAATGCACCCATTAAACCTGGAATGACAATTACAGGTCTGACTGGGATTCAACAGCGAGTCATTGTTCAGACGTACACTTCCAATGTATACGGAGATGTCGTGATCAACCCGGGTCCACCTGCCATTTCGTTCCCGTATGTGGCTTTAGTGACAGCGACCATTCAGGGGACTGGTACCATTCCAGTCGCACCAAGTTCTTTACTTCAATTGACGTTTAGGTTTGAGAAGGTGGAAACAAAAACAACGGCACATGGGTTCCGTGGTCCGCTCGTTTCTGGAAACAGATTCAGTGTGTACATCGTCGATGAATTCACTGGTCCGAGACCAGAGAAGGATTGGAAAGTTACGGGGTTCAGTGACATTTCAATGCTTCTTGTAGACGTTTCTGGGAATATCACTGTGACTGAACTGTTCGCAGAGCTCGGTACGGCGAACGTTCTTGCAGACACGGCGGCAACGAAAATAAAGACCCAACAGTATCTTTACAGACTCGATGTCGTCACAGACCAGCAGCAGGCGATTCCATTGCCGAGTTCCAGTGTCCTTTTGACATTCATGAGCCCAACCGCGACAATTGAAAGCAAGTATTATTCAATGTATGACCCTAAAATCTTCGATGCCACCGATATTATAGGTACTCCAGGTGAACTTAGAGACTTGAATTCAAACGTGATGACATCCGAGGGGCGTGAAGTATATACGACAGTCGTTGATCGCGGTTCTGGGACAGGTGCTCTTATAGGACTCTCTGCAGTTGGTGCACAAGATAGATATATGTTTGGCGGTGAGTCACAATGGATACCTCATATTCGACAACACACACCATTTGTTGTTTCCCAGCGTCTTACAATTCCTTTATCAAATATAGGAGGTTACTTGGGAAATTCTGTTCAGGTGAATATATTTCCACGGGAACGTGGTGACCTCATTTCCAATATGTACTTGAAATGTTCACTCCCTGCACTTCCGTCAGGGTACTATTACACTGAACTTGTAGGGCGTGCCATTATAAACAAAGTTGAGTTTATCGTAGACGGAATCGTCTACGAATCAATCACGGATGATTGGTATGTCATACACGATCAGTTGATGCTCGACGCTGATGAAAAACTAGGAATGTATCAATTGATCAGTAATGGCACACCAGAAGGTTCTAATGTAACTGCTACAAATCAAATAGATTTATTCATACCTCTTGAATTCTTTTTCTGTCGTCGGTTCACGCACATGCGTGAGAATAAAAAACCATATTTTCCAATGTGTGCAATTATGAACTCGACAATTTCAGTACGTTTCACTTTTAATAAAGCATCGTGGATTACGAATGCACCGATACCAGTCGAATTGATAAGACCTCAGTTGCTCGTAGAAGAAATTACATTATCTCCAAGGGAACGTATGTATTATCAAAGTCAACCTATGAATTTAAGAATTCCGCGTGTTTGGAAAGAAGCCGTTCAAACTTACTCAGGTGGTATAGCTCGTATGAATCTCACAGCCGACTTCAAAGTTTCTATGATAACATGGTTTATCAGAAATAAGGCGTACGAGAAAGAAAACAGTGCTTATTACTCATCAAGATATTCGTACGGGTATACAACAGATTACATTGTCGCTGCGACTCCAGTGACATTTTTTAACGGAGTTCAGTTAAGGTACATTGATACGATTGATTATGCGACATTGTACTTGAATAACCAAAATGTTCTTTCAAACTTTCCAGGTGGTCTTTATTATACATTCAAACAAGCGATTGATCACAAACTTTCTGTTCCGACAAAGAACTTGTACATGTACTGCTTCAGTGAAAGACCTTTAGAATACAATCATGACGGTGGAAGTATGGAGTTTTCAAAGCTTAGTTCCCAGACAACACATCTTGACATAAAATTTCTTGAACAGTATGCTCCTCAGATTCAAGCAGAGTACTCTCTGAACTTATTTTATTACGGGTACATTAATATACAAATTGCAAACGGAAGAGTTACGCGTATTTGACTATGAAACATTCAGTATTACCAGCGTTTGAAAGACTTCCAAACACAGTTCCGTTAGAATTATAAATTGTTACTGGGGATGAAGTGTAATACCCAGTTACGTAAGAATTCCCTGACCCGTCGACTGAAATACCATACCCTTCATCAACGTCTGTACCACCGACGTGTGTAGCCCATTGAGCAGTTCCGGATGTGTTGTAATTGACTATGTACGTATCATTACTTCCTCCATTCATAAGAGTTCCAAACGTAGTTCCGTCGGAATTGTAAATTGTTACCGGGGACGAATTGTAAAACCCAGTCATGTAAGAATTCCCTGAACCATCAACTGAAATACCACGTCCAATATCAACTCCTGTACCCCCGATGCGTGTTGCCCATTGCACAGTTCCAGAAGTATTGTACTTTACTATGAAAGCGTCATAATAGCCACTATTTACAAGACTTCCAAAAGTAGTTCCATCAGAGTTGTAAATTGTTACTGGGGATGAATTGTAATACCCAGTCACATAAGAATTTCCTGACCCGTCGACTGAAATACCGTTTCCACCTTCATTTATTGTACCTCCGATGTGTGTTGCCCATTGAGCAAATCCAGACATGTTATACTTGACTATGAATGTGTCAGAGCCACCGTCTGAATTAAGATTTCCAAAAGTACTTCCATCAGAGTTATAAATTGTTACTGGGGATGAAGCGTAATACCCAGTCACATAAGAATTTCCTGACCCGTCGACTGATATACTATATCCGTTTTCATAACCCCCAGAACCAGTGATATACGTTGCCCATTGAGCGAATCCAGATGTGTCGTATTTGACTATGAATGCATTATCAGTTATTTCAGTAGGAAGAGTTCCAAAAGTACTTCCATCAGAATTATAGATTGTTAACGGGGTTGGGATGAAAGAATTGTAAAATCTGTAAAAACCAGTCACGTAAGAGTTTCCTGACCCGTCGACTGAAATACCTAAACCAATTTCGTAACCGAAAGCTCCTATATGTGTCGCCCATTGAGCAAATCCATTCGTATTGTACTTGACTATGAAACAATCAATATTTCCAGAATTTGCAAGAGTTCCAAAAGTACTTCCATCAGAATTATAAATTGTTAATGAAGAAACGTCGTAATACCCAGTCACATACGAGTTCCCAGAACCATCAAGTGAAATACTAGTCCCTGCGTCGCCATCTGTAGCAGTAATACGTGTTGCCCATTGAGCAGTCCCAGCCGTATTATACTTTACTATGAATGTGTCAGATCCACCGACGAAATCAAGAGTTCCAAAAGTACTTCCATCAGAGTTATAAATTGTTACTGGGGATGAAGCGTAATACCCAGTCACATAGGAATTTCCGGATCCATCAACTGAAATACTGTTCCCAAGTTCGTAAGATGCACCAGAAATACGTGTTGCCCATTGAGCAGTACCGCCCGAAGGCGGAGGAGGAGGAGGAGGAGGAGGCGGGGTGGATATACCTGAGGAAAATGGAGTTGTACCGCCTTCTCTCAGTGGATTTAATGTAACTCCATTACCATCTTTTACTCTAAAAAGGTTGTACGAATGAGCATAAATTCTCAAATTTCTTTCATCCGAAGGACTTGCTGTAAGTGTCAATGAATGCTGTTGGCGCGTAATATTCGTCATGTTCATTTCACCAGTTGGTTGATCGTTTTCAGGCTCGAGTGCGAATGAATACATGTAGTAATTACCAGTCGGAACACGTGTATGATACTGCAAAGGCTGTAAAACGTGTAAATACTGGGCGGTTGCATAATTTCTTGTTATGAAATCTTGATTGTTGAAAGTGATCTGAAGGTTTACGAGATGACTTCCATAATCGTAAACATTTGATGCAGCTTCACTCTGAATAACCCAGAAGAGTTCTTTGACGTCATTCACAAAATCCGTATAGTATGTGTAGATTGTTTGAGTTGTAGACACAGGAATTTTAAACTGTAAACGTTGAAATGAATATGTCAGATACACGAGTTCATTCTTCTTGAACCAATCTCTTTCAGGTTGTGACAAGTACACATACTCGACAAACAAATCAACTTGAATAGATTTTGTATAAATCGAAGTTGTAAATGTACTCGAAGGGTTGAATACGACTCTGAACTTTGGAGCCTCTTTAAGAGCAATTAAAGGGAGACCCTTTTTTAAAATCAGAAACGGTAAAGGAATGTGGTATGAACTCAGAGCTGTCGTTGTTCCTGTGCCTACTAAATTAGATAATGCACTCTGTTTTGCCTGGGGAACTTTAATATCACCAAGCATGTACAGATTTTCCCCGTAAATACGTTCGATGAGTTGGTCCTTGTATGACAACTCAATGCGATCGATCATCGCAGTACCTGCACTTGGCTGCACAGTCGTTGGTGCATCTGTCGGCCATGTCACACGGAGGTACATGGAATGAGCCAAATCGCCAACTTTAGCAATCCATACTGTGATATCATCCCCCCAATGTACGTCTTTTGGAAATTGCAAACGTATCGTCTGTCGTGAGAACTGAGCAGGGAGATTCTCCATATTTACAAAGCAGAATTAAATAACAGTCCTCCAATCCCACCCTGGTATCCCAGAACGTTGAATGATTTACTGTACACTCTGAGATACAAATCTGAAGTTGGTGCGGACTCCAACGTGACATCAAGTACTGGGTAAGCTACTCGAGACATGTTGAGTGTCCCCGAAGGGTGTAGTTGTTCTGGATCGAGGGAAAATGAATACACATTGACGTTACTGCTCGTCGGCATGGTGGTATGTGTTTCAAATGTGCGAATGTATCTCGAAGTTACTTGGTCGTCGTCGATGATAATTTCGTTATTCAGACGGAGAACGATTCTGCTGACGACACCTGGATCTTGTACGACGATCCAAAACTCACGGACTGGATTGACAAATTCGAGAGGGAACGAATCAGTCGTTCGTCCTTGTTTGAATACGAATTCATTGATATCTGTCTGACCGTACAGTGAAATCTGGTTCGTTGGAGGAGGTTTGACATACTTTTCGTATTTCACTATGACACTTGTTGGGAGGTTAGTTCCTGACATTGTTATCGGATTATACTGAATAAAATCTTGATACGTCCAATTTGAATCAGATGAATCATCAGCTTCTACAATATAAATATATCTTGAACCTACTATAAATTGAAGACCTTGTACAGCAAGCCAATATGTTGGATCTGTATTAGCAACATTTGTACGGTGAGCAAGAAGAGTTATATTTGGATGAGAACCATTCGAAGAGTTAATTATTCCACCCGGGCGAAAGTCAATCCATTGCCAAGAATTTACATCATTAAAAGGTTTTGTTGTATCATATTGATGCCACGTTGTTACTCTTGAAAAATCCGTCACTGGAAATGTAGCCCTTTGTTGGTCAGAATTCGTGTAAAAATACATATATTTACCATCAAACCCACCTGCTGAACTATATTCAAAATCACTAGCACGAATTAACGTATCTCCTGTGAAATATTCCCATGAAGATTGTTGATTAATAGGTTTTGTAACGTCATAGCGTGAAAATCGTCCAGTTCCGCCTCGTGTAGAACTGGAACCTGTGTACAGGTATTTTCCATCTGATAATAAAAGTGCATTACTTAATGGAACAGGAGATATTATATTAGCATCTACTTGGCTATACCCACTTGGTGATGTAAAATTTTGTGTATCTAATTTAGCAATATACAGTGGAGCTGTTGCAAAATAAATGTACCGACCATCGAATACAGGTCTGAAATAATAATTAGTATTTGTAAGTTGTAATGTATCGTATATTCCAGGATAAATATCTTTCACAGATGCCGGTAAACCTGATGGTAATGTAGTATATGAATATGAAGTCGATGTGTTAAACCCCGCAGATGAATCATATCTCAACCACATTAAATTATTATGAAGTCTATTTCCAGGTATAAACTCATTCCCTGTTTTTGTAGCGACTGAATACGTCAACGTTCCAACGACAGTGACATCTGAACCGTTTTGTGTCATTGAAGAAATTACTTTGCTCGTTGGAAATATAGTTGCACCGCCAGTCGATTGAGTCGAAGCATATGTAGTCCAGAAATTTTGAAGAGCTGTTTGGTCACTTGCAGATAATGGAGCTGTTTTATTGTAAAACCGATATGTGACGGTCCATATCTTTTGAGTTCCGTCGAGTGTACCACTTACTAAACTCGTGTACGTTGACCCAATGATATAATAATTTATTTTATATAGTAAATACACGTAACGAGCGTCACTAAGTATATAATAAATAAAGTTACCTCCGTCACCATAAGGTGTACCTGGAAATCCACTAAAAAAGCTGTATGTGCTTGTTGTCCACGGAGTTGTGCTCACTGCAAGTACAGTATTTAAATCTGCTTTTTTGATATATCCACCCGTTGATTTGTATATGGTTCCGCCGTTTATTGTTATATACGCACCACCATAAGAACCTCCAGGTGTCCATTTATAAAATGTTCTTGTATCTTCATTATAAAATCGAAATGATGAATCAGAACTCAAAGGACCCATGATGACGTAATTTTTCCATCCTATAGCCGATTGTACATTAAAGTTATTTGTACCATTAGCTGTGATTGCTTGGAGGTTTGATGTTGCGTAAGAATCGCCATCTAAAAACCCATCTGTCGTGATCAATTCTGAAGGAAGATTTTCAAATTTTTCAAATTCGATATTGACTCGAACATCTTGATTATTGAGAGCTTTCATGTTTATTGTGTCAATGTCAAAGTTGAGACGAGTATAGTACTTTCGTGGAGCTGTAATAGTTGACGTGTCATTTTTACCTTCGAGGATAGTGAGTCCAGCTTGATTTTCGTATGGTATTCCAAGATCATCTTCAATGATGAGTCTTTCACTCGTAAGGCGATCGATCGTTTGACCACCGATGGTCAATGACGCATTTTTTATCAACTTACACGCAACCGACTCCTTGTACGAAAATCCGGTCGATGGTGGGGGCGTGAATCCGCGGATCCACCCTGCCTGAATAAGTGTCAGTGGAGCAGTTAAAGTTCCATTTGTAAAGTTGTATGCAGGATAGCCACTCACGTTGAAAAAATCAGGTGCGCGAATATCAAAGCCCCAAAATGAGGCGCTTTTTTCATTTTTGAAAAAGATGTTCGAGTACGCCGGGGACGTGAATACAAACTTTGTTTTGGTTGAATCGTAAGAAACAGAAATGTTCGAGTACCCTACAAAATTTGTCGCCCATTGATTTAAAAATTGCGTATTAAAATAACCGACGAAATCACCCGGCTGGATGGCTAATGTATTTGTTTGCACAAATATCCCACCGTCAACCTGGTCAGAGTACAAAGGGTACACGTAACCAGGGCCTAAAGGGTTGTACAGAGCAGGAAGTTCAGAACTCACAGTGAAACGTCTCACAACATCTCCTTTAGGAGGGATCAACGCTGATGCGGAATCACCAAATTTTATATTGGAGGCATCGAACGGAACCTCATATGTTTCTGCCGTATATTCTTTTGTTGGTTTACTTTTTACAGAAAATAAAGTATAATCAGGATTACTGACAAATGTTCCATTCAAGTCTAGATGAATTTTGGCACCTGACATGTCCTATTAAATATCGGGGTTTTATTTTTGCTGCGTATTCCGCGTGTACAAAAAAACCCAGTACAATATTAGGAAATGTCCAATTTGCAGCTCAAAAAGTTTGACCCGAGTAAGATTGGCGACGACAAGGTGTGCGTATTCATCGGTAAGCGCGGCACGGGAAAGTCAACGCTCGTCACGGACATTATGTACCACAAACGACACCTGCCCGTCGGTATCGTCATGTCCGGTACAGAGGATGGTAACCACTACTACAAGCAGTTTATCCCGGATCTATTCATCTACGGCGATTACAAACGAGACGCCATAGAAAAGGTGCTCGAGCGCCAGAGGCGAATCGTATCAGCTGGTGGTAAATCAAGTGCCTTTTTGCTTCTGGATGATTGCATGTACGACAAGGCGTTCATGAAAGACACATGCATCAGACAATGTTTCATGAACGGGCGTCACTGGAAAATATTCTTTTTGCTGACTATGCAGTATTGTATGGACCTGAGTCCAGACCTGCGTGCAAACGTCGATTACGTGTTTGTCCTCCGCGAAAATGTGATTCAGAATCGTGAGCGTCTGTACAAGGCGTTCTTCGGTGTGTTTCCGACGTTTGACATGTTTTGTCAGGTGATGAATGCCTGCACCGAAAACTATGAATGTCTCGTCCTCGACAACACGAGCAAATCCAATCGTATCGAGGACTGTGTTTACTACTACAAGGCGCCGATTCGCAAAGGGTTTCGGATCGGATCCGAAGCCATGTGGCAGTACCACCAGAAAAACTATAATCCGAAGCACGTCTCAACGCCATTGGTCACGTCTGGAACACCACCAGGGAGCGCTCGTCGCCCAGGTGTCACTGTGAAAAAGGTCTGACGGACACACAGGCACGAAAGTGCCCCCTAGAGGATTGATTGCGCCCCTATCACGTAAAAGATTTCATACACACCAATAGATGATTATCGAGAATCTCGATTTCAATGGATCGAGCGACATCCTGCAGTACATTCCTCAGGTGGAACCTGTGCAGCAGCAGCCGACACAGGACCAACCACCTGTTCAGCATCAGAGTTCGTTCGGTCTCCCAGATGAACTTCAGCCGGTGTATCAGACGCGTGCGATCGAACAGCCCGAGTTATTTAAAGCCGAAATAAAACCTCCCCAAATAGAAATGGATTTCTCGACGCCAATTTCTGATGTTGTGCCGAGTGCTGATTTCGACATGGGGCCATCGATGGGTGGCGGTCCGTACAAGAACCCACAGAACAATAGAGTGGCTGCGCTGAGCCTGGACAATGCGTCCGCCGGCCCAGTTTCCTCATCCTCTTCAAAGAACCCATTTGGTCTGACTGACGACCAGTTGAACGCGGCGCTCGCGGGCATTGCCGCAGTCGCTGCATTCTCCAAGCCGGTTCAGAACAAATTGGCGGATCTTATTCCTAAATATATGAGCGATGCGGGTAATCTGTCAGCGACAGGCATGCTCGCTACCGCATTTATCACGGCTGTTATTTTTTTCATTGTTCACAAGTTCGCCAAACCCCCACCAAAGAAGTAGACGCGTCTAGTTCGAGTACAGCAGCCCGCCCATGCCATCCTTGATGCGCAGGACGTTATAGTTCATCGCGTAAAAGTAGCGACCGTTGCCGCCAGCCAGAGTGCTCAGTGAGACACCGGCCGGTGCGACGATGCGGTACGTGTCGATGCGTGAAAAGTTCAGCGTGCCAGTTGGCTGAAGCTTTGACGTGTCCAGGCAGTAGGAAATCAGTGCGACGTTCGCCGTTGCACCGCCGTGGTTGTAGCCGTAAGGGGTGTGGTAGTATTGGGGAACATCGATCCACTGGAACAT